CCTGCTATTACCATAGACTTATTAGATGCAGTAAATATATCGGTTAAAGAAGCATTTGAAATGGTGACACTAGCATCAGAAAAATTATTAGCCATGTATTTTCTCCTTAACTACCTAATGCAACTGCAAAACTAATAGCATCACCCAATGATGCTGAATTGTCTAGTTGCGTTTGTATATTTGAAGATACTCCGTTTAAGTATCCGTATTCGGTATCACTAATGTTAGTGTTTGCTCCAATCTTAGTTGCCGAAATTCTGTTTACATTTAATGTTATGTTTCCACTTGATGTTATTGGTGTGTTGCCAATAGTAAACTCTGAGCCAGATTGTGTAATACCAACACTTTGAACTGTACCTTGATTTGCAGGTGTCACTTGTGAGAATACAATATCTACACTTCCTATTGAGCCAGAATTATCAGTAGTACATAAAAATATTTTATCTGCATTTGTTGAGCCTTGTTGGACAACAATCATTTGACCTGCGAGTTCTTCTACTGTGTTATAATTTGTATCTCTTGATGCAGTACCAGAGTTAGGACAAATATAAATACCATTCTCTGTTGCGTCTGTTTGTGATTTAACTAAAATTTTATCGCCAGTAGAAAGTGAAATACCATCAATAGTATCTCCATTTTCTAAACCATTAGTTAAATTAACATTACCTGTTGTAGCAACTTTAGTAATAATTCTTGTTCTCATTCCTGCGATTGCATTATCTACATACAATTTGGAACTTGCTTCGGTGTCTGCTGTTGGTAAAGATAAACCACTTATAGAGCCACCAGTTATAGAAACTGAATTACTAGCCTGTGTTGATATTGTGCCAAGACCAAGATTTGTTCTTGAAGTAGAAGCTGATGCAACATCAGATAAGTTTGAAGCCTTTTCTAATCGTGCTGTAATTTGATCTTGTGCGTTAGAAGATAAAGTATTTATGAATTGAAATTCAGAATTTGTAACACTTCCATCAGCAAGTTTTGTTACAGTAATATTTGATCCTAATTGTGAATCTGCTATGTTACCAGATAAATTTGAACTTAAATAACCTGTTGCATCTGCTAAATTAAAAGCAGGAGTAGTATCTGATCCACCTAAAGATAAACTTACTCCACCATAATTAACTGTTGAATTAACAAGTTCTGCATTTGCTACGCCTCCATCTTTAATTGTTACTGCACCAGAAGATACAGCGAAATTATCAGAGTTGAAACTAGCAATACCTTTATTACTTGTTGTAGCATCTTCACCTGCTATTGTTAAAGTTTGTCCTGAAGCTGTGGTATCTATTCCTTCACCACCTGCTAAAGTAAATGTTTGTGAGTCTAAATCTACTGCACCTGTTCCACTATCACCTGCGTAATCAAGGTCGCTTAAACCTACTTGATTATCCACATATGCTTTTATACTTTGTTGAGAAGCAACAGCAGTAGCACTATCACTAGACATATTATCTTCATCTTTAAATGCTGTACCACTAATTGCTGTGTTTAAAACAGGAGAGGTTAAAGTTTTATTTGTTAAAGTTTCTGAACCTGCAAGAGTTGTAAAATCATTATCACTTAATGCTGTGTTAAATTGTGCTGTAGTACCTGTGAGAGTATTATTAGCAAGATTAATAGTTTTACCAGTTATAGTTGCTGTTCCACCATCAACATAAGCCTTAACTGATTGCTGTGAAGGAGGAAGAACTGCTGAGTTACTAGCCATGTTATCTTCATCAACAACAGGAATAGCAGGATTAGTATAAGTTGAACCTACAAATACTGATACAGTTGAGTCAGAGGCATTTATTGTTCCACTATCAAAAGTAAAAGAAACAGTAGTATTAGGCGAGGAGTAAGATGAGGTTGCAATCTTTCCGTAGATTGTTCCTGTGTTAGTACCTGTGATTTTTATTCTACGCCCTACATGGTAAGCTGTAGTTACATCAGCATTAATAGTTACGCTAGTTGAGGAAGCTCTAGTGTAAGTAACTGTTGATGTTCCTGAACCTAGTAAAAACCATTCTTTGTCATTAGCAAAATCACGAACATCTTTTAACTCTTGTCTAATAGCATTATTAACATCTGATGGACTCATGCCCTCAGAAATATTTACACCATTGATAGCTGTATTTTGTGATGCTGTGGTTTTATAATTTGATACTGTCATTGTTTCTTCCTATAATTTTTATCTAAACTTGTTGATGAGTCCACCTGATTCACCTATATTTTGTGCTGTTTGTTGAGGTACATTAAAAGCCTGTTCTCCTAATAATCCTGAAGCTACTCTCCCTGCTCCTTTAGAAACAAGCGAAGGTGTGTTTAATAATCCTCTGGTTGCCCCTCTGCCTAATCCATAAAGTAGTTGTGAGCCAATAGTAGGTAGAACATATCTAAGTGCTGTTCCAAGACTTGTAGCTGATTGACCTGCAATAAGTCTTGATGCAGTACCACTATCAGGAACAAAATCACCAAACATTTCATCACCTTCTCTTGCCAAACCAAGCATAAGATTTTTACCTGTTTTAGTAACTTTTTTTCTAATTGATTTATCTACTTTTTTTATTGCATTAAGAAATTGTGCTGTAGAAAATATACCTTGTGTTTTATTGGCACTTGAAACAGCTTCTCCTATTGGGTTTAATTGTGCAAATGCTAAATTAATTTTTTGTAAATTTGATTTAGGATTATTTAATTGAATACTTTTTCTTAAAGTTTTTCTTAAATCGTTAAAAGCAAAACCTATGTAAGTGTCAAAACCACCTTTACGCATAAAGTTATTCATATCAGCAGTTAAAGTTTCTTCTAATTTTTTTAAATTTTTACCAGAAATAAATTTAACTCCAGTTTTACTTATTTCAGTTTTACTTAAAAAATCTCTTTGTAATTTATTAAATATAAGATCTTTAGCTTTTGCATCAATATCAGCCTTATTAACAACATTCATTAAATCGTCTTGTAGGTCTAATAATTTTAATCCTTTTACTTTTAATTTAGGTAAGACTTTTGAATATTCTTTACTTACAAAATCATCAACAACATCAAATGCTTCATTTCCATTTAAGTTTTTTAATCTATTCTGAATTATTTTTCTTGAATTATTATTTAATATTGGTTCTATAGCTTCTAACATAGCGTATTTGTTAAAGTCTGAAATAGATTGAGTTTTTGCCATTGAAATTGCTGAACCAACACCAGGAATAGATGTTGAAGAAGCCTCTAATCCATACGCTAAGTTTCCTAATGATCCACTTCCTTTTACTCCTTGACCTGCTGTTATACGAATACCTTTGTTTAACATTTTTCTAGCAAGTTCAGTTGTTTTTGGTAATATTGCACCTGCAACTTTTCCAACTGTGCCTCCAATAACTGCACCACCTACAGCACCTTTTAATCTGCTTTCTGCATCTTCTCCAACACCTGATCCATAAACTGCTCCTTGTAAAGCACCTACTTTTCCTGCACCTTTAATTCCTGCTCTAGCTAATAAACTTGCACCACCTGTAGCTATAGAAGGTAAAACTGCACCTGCAATTTCTGAACCATAAGCAGAGATTGGATTGCTTTCTCTAAATGAGGCTAGTTGTTCTCTTTCTTTTTTTACTTCATCTTCATATTTAGTTCCTTTTATTAATGATTGAACTTTTGCTCTAGCTTCATCACCATAACCAAACATTAATCCTTGACCAATAGCTGATTTCATCAAGCCTTGCGTGTAACTTACTTTTTCTTTTTTCTTTGGCTTGTTTTTATTTACTTCATTTTGTAAAGCATTTTTAATATCATCTAAACTACTCATTCTACTTCCTCATCAAAATCTAATTCTAAATTAAATGTTTTAGCTAATGCTATAATTTGTTCTTTTTGAATGTCAGTAAAAGCATCATCAATAACTTCACCATCACTATTTAAGTTAAGATCTAATAATCTAAGTAATTGAGTTTTAGAAAAATCAGGTATTTGTGTTAAATCTAATCTTAGTGCTTGGTCTGGACTTAATATATTTAAAAAATTATCATTAAATTCAATTAATTCTTTTTTAGGATATGCACCAAAGCCACCACTTGTAACATTAATATTATAAGTTTCTAAAGCATCTTTATAAGTATTATATTTTTGTGCAAATATTTTTGACATTTCTGTAATAACTGCTTCAGGATTTGTACTAATATCAGCAGGATCACCACCTAATGCTTTAATAATTCTTATAGCATCTTGTTCTGTCATGACACCACCACCAACAACTTCAATTCTATTAGCACCAATTAAAGCCTGAAAATCTCCTTCAAGAACTTTTTGTCTTAATTCTTGTGGTGTTAAATCATTTTTACCTAATATTGTATTTAAATAAGAACTAAATTGTGTAGCTAATTTTTCCATACCTACAGGGCCATTATCTACATTTTCCATAAACTTAGTAAGTTTAGTTAAATCTTCTTCAAAAGTAGTTAATTCTCTTTTTTCTTTTATAAATACATTTCCTGTAAGATCTGATTTTCCTAAATTACTTACTGTTGAAATTTCAGCAGGTACTTCACCACCAAACATACCAGGTGACCATGCTTTTTTCTCACCATCAACATTAACTAATACACGACCATTTTTTCTATCTACAAAGGCGTTATATTTATTACCTGTATTTGGATCTGTTACAATGTAAGCAAAGTTTTGATCTCCACCCAATTTATTAGCTTTAGTTCTTTCAATGTCTAATTTTTCTCTTTCTCTTTCATTAGCTTTAGCAACATTATATCCATTACTAATTCTTGATAAAAAAGATTTAGGTGTTGTTGAATAATCATCATCAATATTCATAAAGAAATCTCTACCAAAATCTGAAGTAGCAAATTGAACAGCCTTGTCTAAAAGACCTTGAAATCCTTGTTTTGGTTTTTCTTCATTAGGCAAATTAAGTAAACCTTTTTTTTCTGTTTTATTACCTTGTTGATTTAACAAACCAGATGCTTTTAAATATTCTTCTTCAGTATTAAATTGTGGAATATTACTAGGTACTTTTTCTGTTTGATCTTGAGTACCCATTTCTAATTCTTCAGGCAAATCAAAAAAAACTTGACCATCTTGTACTTTTACATATTTTCTCTGATCTTTTGGTATTTTAGAATATATGTTATTTATTGTTTCTCTTTGTTCAGGAAAATTTCTTAACAATGGATCATTAATATTAGGATCTACAAATGCACCACTTGATCTAGTTGGATTTCTTCTAACACCAAAACTTGAATTTGGTGATGTTTTATAACCACTCATCATATCAGTTCTAAATCTACTAGGAGGATTAGCTTGAATAGAAGGATTATTACTTGCTCCATAAACATTGTCTAAAAGAGATCTTCCTCCAACAAATGCTCTACTGTTTACACCCATAGGTATAGGTTTATTTGTAAAAGGGTTAATTGGTAAATTATTCATTGAAAATTGTGCCATTATGCAAACCCTCCAAGAAGGCCACCACCGATTGCACCATAAAGAGGATTAACACCAAGTTGCCCTGCTATGTTAAGTCCTGTTCCTGCACCTTTAAGTAACCCTGCTCCTGTGTTTCTAAATACAGGTGAAGTTTCTATTGTGTTAGATGGTACACTTGCACCTAATGAACCTAAATATTGATTTAATTTTATATATGGTTTTTGTTGTTCGTAATCATATCTAGCTATTGCATCTTGTAGTTTAGCTTGTTCTAAACTTTCTTTTTCTACACCTACACCTTGAAGTCTAGCAATATCATTATAATCCATTTCACCAAGTCCAGGAGCAGTAGCCATTGTGTTAGCCATAATATCTCTCTCACGATTATATTGATCGCCATAAACTTGATTAGCTAGTTGTCCTAATTCTTGGGTTAATATTTCTTGATTAGCACCTGAACCAAATCTACCTGCACTTGTAAATTGAGAATTAACATCTGATATTACATCACCTGCCATTTGATCGTATAAGGCTTTGGAGTAAGGATTAGTTGATGGGTTAAGATAATTACCTGATAGTATGTTTGATGCTTCAGTTTGTGATTGGTTAAGTAAAGGATTACCTGCTAATGCTCTTGCTGATGTAAGATTTAAAGCTGTTGATGTTTCAGGAGCAAAATCAGTATAGGTTGCATTAGGAAAAAAATTAGGCGTACTTCCTTCGTATAAATCTTGTGCTGAATCTACTGCCTGTTGAAAATAAGGTCTAATAAAATCTGATGGTTCTTGTGATGATGTAGTTGTTATACTACTTGGATTACTACCTTTACTCATGATAATTCCTTACTAAATAAATATACTTTTTGTTCATATCCTTTTAATTTCTTTGCCCAACCCTTGCGACCTGCAACTTCTACAGCGTCACAATTATTGTACTTAGCAAACTTTTCTATTGTTTGTTGAATTGGCTCTAACCAATTATCCATATTGTTACCTCCTGCTAGGAAATAACGACAAATCTTTTTTTGAGGATACTGTACTACCTCTGTAATAACAGCACTCTCTACTTTATTTTCCCAACTAATAAAAAGTTGAAAAGAGTTTTTTACTAACCCATCTAAAATATCTCTAGCTGAATAAGTATCGTCTAAAGCCTTTTTTATAAGAGGCTCAACTTCGTTCCAAATTAAATGTAAATCTTCTTTGGGTACTTGCGTAATCACCCTACAACCACATACCCAAATGTTTGATCTGTATTACTAGAACTAGCATGAGTTAATGTTGCTGTTTTGTCTGCTCTTGCAGATACATACAAACTTGATTTTGTAGAGTTAGCATTTGCAGTTGTTGGCATAAACAGAATTACTGAGTTACCACCAATTCTTTCATCGGTAAGTGTTGTTGTTGTTTGACTTGCTCGTAATGTTACTGAGCCTGTACTGTTTAATTTACCATTAATAGTATTGTTCAAAGCATTAGATACTAATTGTAAATGTAAACCATGATCTGGTATGGATATAGGTACGACAGGAAACTGATTTTCAGCCATTATCTTTTACCTTCAGGTCTTGCCTCTATATCTACGCCACTCATTGTTTTAAAGTTGCCTGTTACTGATACTCGTATTCGGTGGTATCGTGAGTTAGATCGTACAGGACAATCTCCACTATCTTGCGTAGAAACTGCTGTTCCTACAGAAATGTTATCTAATTGTGATGCTCTTGTAATAGGTGTTACTGTAACAGTAGCACTATCTTCTTCACTATCTACAATCGGTCTAACATTAATGATAGATGATCTTCTACCTTCTACTCCTTCAAACTCTGTAGTATCAACTGTAGCTGACAGGGAAGTAGCAATAAACTTTCCAAATTTATTTTCTGAATTAAATCCTGCTAAACCAACAATACCTTCTCCATAAAAATAAGAGTCTAATGATTTAGGTAAATTATCTAAGTTACCTAATACATCTAAACTTTCTACTGTGGTAAAGGCTTCTTGTGATGCTGTAGAAATAAATTGTAAATCTAATCCTGATCCTGTTGACCATTTATCTACACTATAGTTATAAATAATTAATTTATTATTTATTGTAGTAGTAGATGTTGCATCTGATCCTCTGTAAGACCAAACAACAATACTATTGTTAGGATCTATTGCACTACATATACCATCTAAATTAGAAGATAGATCGTCATAAAAAAAATTATCAATTTTACCATTACCTATTGGTACAAGTTTTTGACCACCAGATAACATATAAAATCCATCTTGAGCCAAGAAGAAAATCATACTACCAAAAGATACTATGCTCTTATCACAAAATGCCCCTATATTGTCTGAAATTTTATCAAACCTAAAAATTAATGGCGTTCCAACATATGACATACGATAGATTGCTTTTTCAAAAAATATTATTCCTGAATTTTCTCCACCTACTATGCCTACAAGGTTTCCATGTTCACCAACTATGTCTTGAAAACCAGATTGTGTAGCTTGGCTTGGAGTCCATGTTGAACTGTCATTTAGTCCTGACCATTTTACTCGTTGGTTGTATTCTGTACCTGACTCTGTAGTGTAACCAGAAACAACAAAGTTATTTATAACTGTAATGTATTTTGCTTTTAAAGAAACTAGATCTGAAAATGCTGAGTCTGTTCCTTGATTAAACTTTTGAATATTATCTGCATGGTTAGTAGCAATAATATTTGTGCCAAACTGTGTAAAGTTCCAAAAATCTCTAGCATTAGATGTTGTACTATTATTGTACCCACCTGATTTAGATTTATCTATAAAAACTTGTGAACTATTCATTTGATACAATTTTGTTGCATCACCACCATAGTTAGTTACACCAGTTGCTTGAAAAGAAGAAAATAAACCTACTGCACCACCTGTTAAACCTTGACTACTTAAAGCCTGAAATCCTGGTAATGATTTGTACCCTTCTTTAAGAGGTATAACATTATCAACTTTTAAAGCACCTGAATTTTGATAAGCAGGAAGATCAGATTGTAATTGTCCGAACTTTATCATGTTAAATTATTCCTGTTGCTGACATCTGCATTGGAGAAGATGTTATTGATCCTTTTTGTGAAGATAAATTTGCGTTGGCTAAAGCCTCTTTATATAAACCTGCCCATGTGTTTAATCGTTCATCTTGCATTAAGAAAGGAGAAGATTCTGCTAATGCACCATAAAGATATAACTCAGGGTAATTAGTTAAGATTGTATTTGTTGTATTTGATTCTGATAAAGGTGTTAATGTTTTATAAAAATCTATTTGTAGTGTTTCTGCTGAGTCAGGAGCAACACCTAATAAAATCTTTTCACCTACAATGGTAAAAAAAGTTGGTAGTCCTGATGTTTGTGTAACATTATATTGTCTGTAAAAATCACCATTAGCCATAAAGCGTAATGTTCTATAAGGATTACTTTGATAGATAACTGCACTTGCTTCTAAAAAACCACTAGGCAAAGAATAGGATTGTGTACCTGCAACTGTTGTTGTACTGGTATCTGTATTGACCATTTCTCTTACACGCAATTCTCTATTCAATCTGCTTTCTGTAAGCGTAATGAAATCACCCAAGTATGATGTGAGATCTGTCCTGTTAAGATAATTTGCTATTGTTGTTTTCAACAATGCGTAAGTTGTAAGAGCCATTATAAATTCCCTGTGTAAATCCTAAAGTGTCTGTTATCAGGATCATTAAGCCATCTAAAAAATTTAGGCTTATCTAAAACTTTTCCTGTTAATGAAATTATTTTTTTCTTTGCTAATTGATGAACAATAATGTTTGGTAATCTAGCTACTCTATAACCTTTAGCTTCTTTTAAAACTTTAGATTTATAAGCACCTTCATTTTGTGCAACTTTATTAGCTTGTAGTATTTCTTTTATGTCTGCTTGTGCTTGATAATTTTCTATATGAATTTTATCTTCTGCTTCATCTACAATTAAATTAGTTTTAACTGATGATTGATCGCCAGGTTCATTTAAAGAAAACTTTTTAGCCATATTATTTTATAGCTTTCATAATCATTTGATCTATTGTTCCTTTAACAGATAAACCTTGATTACCTGAAAAACTTAACATTGGATCGTATTTTCTATCTCCACCTGAAGTTTGTTTAGATTGTTTTTTATTATTACCTCTACTAATCATTGGATCAGCTTTGATAGAATTTTGAACAACTTTATACAAACTTGAACTATGTTTTTTGTTTGTAAAAACACCCATTTTATTCTCCTGTTAAAATTAAAAAGGAGGGGATAATTCCCCTCCCTATCCTTAGACTACAATTATGCAGTTAAGTTAAATATACCATAGTTAGCGTTTGGTGCTTTTGCTGTTAAAGTCCATTCTGCTAGTAGTAATTTTTTATCACTATCACCAGTTTTTGCTAAGTCAGAAGTTTGGAAAGGTCTAAGGAAGTCTACACTCCACATATCCATTTGCAAAATATCTACTCTGTTAGCATTTTGGAATCTATCAGGTACAAAAGCCACTTCGCCAAAATCAGAAACATAAATATCAGTCGTTCCGATTGATACTTTGTCTGATGCATCTTTGTACTTAGTTGCTACACCATTAAAAGCTGATGCTAGTTGTTTGTGTGATGCTGACATTAAAACAGTATCAGGTTCTCCACCATTATTAAATGCTACTAAAAGACCTGCTTTTAATAAATCTTCGGTGTAAGTTCTGTTAGTACCACCTGCGATTGCTGTAGCACCAGTACCTAAAGGAACAGCCGAAGGTGATCCATTTTTAGCATAGTTGTTAGTTGGTGATGCAGGGCCATACCATGTACCTACTGAAGCAGATTTTCTAGCTGTAGAAGCATTACCTGCTACTTTAGCTTGTTCAATACCAACCATAGCGTTTTCCATGTCACGCTTAATTTCTTTACCCATTTTAGCAAGTTGGTAAGCAATTTGCGTTCCCATTCCTGCATTATCAACAGCATCATCAGTACCAGAAATTGTTACTGATTTTGATGAAATTTGAGTATAGTTAGTTAGTCTTGTAGTTGCAGATCTTGCTTCACCTGCATAATCATCACCTTCAACTTGTGCATTTACTGCAACTGACGCTAAAGAGTCAGTTTGCCATTCATGTAAAGTATTAGATGCTGTACCTTTTGATGCGTTGCTCATAAAAGGAGTTTCAGTTGGTGAAATATTATAGATTACATCAGCTAAATCTTCTCTTATAGAATTAACGCCATCATAAGTATCAAAAGTATTTGTTGGCTGTGCCATATACTTATCTCCTATTAGTTAATTGTTAAGAATACATTTCTTTGAAAATGTTTACTGCGTCTGTGACTTTTCCACTTTTTCTTAGAATTGCTTTTTTAGAGTTAATACGCTTTGCAACATCACTTGTTTCCTCAACAACTTTAGGACTAGATGAACTTACAACTTTTGGAGTTCTAGTTACTTTCTTATTTTTTGCGTTAGCTGTTTTTAACCTATTATAACGATAGGCATTAGCTAACATAAGAACTGCTCTATGATCTACTAACATTGAAATTTCTTGGTCTGTATATCCAATATCTTTTGCGAAATTGGTAAGGTTCTTTACGAACTCAGGCCCTTTTTCTTTGTCGCTGTAAATAGGTAGTTTTTCAGCAAGAAGATTTTTTTCTTTTTCCAAATAAGCATTATAATTTCTTTCATGCTCTCTTTGTTTTTCAGAGTTTAATCGTTGTTGCTCTTGTCTAGTAGCTTCCATCATTTCTTTCCTACGATCTATCTCGGCTTTTGCTCTGACATATTCAGCAGGATCTTCTTGATATAACCTATCTAGGTCTACCTGGTTTTCAGTAGTCTTTAAGTGTTCAGATAATACTAGAAGTTGTTTTTCGTATTGATCTCTCTTGATTTTTGCCTCCTCGTTATTCCTTGTTAATGAATTTTTAAGTTCATCAACTGATTTTCTGTTATCAGAAAGCTCATTGGTTTTACGAGTATAATCTTGCTGACGAAAATAACTTTTTTTGAGTTCATCTAGGGTGACTTCCAAATCTTGATCTCCGACCTTGATTTTGTATAGTTCCTGATTACTGTCAGTAGGTTCTTCTTGTTCAACTTGATCTATAAGTTCATCATCTTCAAAGGTGTCAATGTTATTCGTTTCCGATTCACTTACTTCCTTTGTTGGTTCTTCACTTGCTGTTTCCTGATTCTTAGAGGCGTCTGTATTAAGTAAGTTCTTCAGGGCGTCAGCTACCTCTCCTTGTGTGTTTAGAGGCTTGGGCGTTGGTACAACAGTTTCCTGTGAAGGATTATCTGTTGCAGATTCCATTACTGGTTGTTCTGCCATATGTATCTCCTATTATTTTTTTGTTGCTAATTTTCCTGTTTCTAAAACAGATTGCAACTGCATCACAACAACTTCTGTCATTCTTCTCATGAGGAAGATATGTTCTCGTTGTTCTGAATCCTTTATGTCAGAGTTTAGCCATTGTAACTCTAAATCCTGACGAATTTTTTGTATTGCTTCAACAAATATTGGATCTTCTAATATTCGTTTAGCTTTAATTGATCGTTCTTGTTCTTTTTCCATTAAATGCCTGAACTATCATCTAGGTAATCATCTACTTTTTCTGAACCAAAAGGTTTATTGTTAATTACAACATTACCTCCACCACCTTGAAAAGGTGATCCGAAATCTTCTCCACCACCATAACTACCTGTTACACCTTGATTAATTGTATTATTTCCACCACCATAAGGTACTTGTGCTTCATTAAATCCAATATTAGGATTTGGTGTAGAGCCTATATCAAATACTTCTTGTCCTTTATCATTAAAATCACCTTTAAAATATCCTCTGTTAGAAAGTTCGCTAATCATAGCATTTCTTCTTAATTCAGGATCTATTATACCTAAAGTTTGTAATCCCATTCCTAGCGTTGTTGGAAATGTATTTTTTAATGTTACTAAATCACCTTTACTTGGAAGATAACCAAACATACTGTTAGATAAATAACCTGTTTTTAAATAATCTAATAAATCTTTATTAGAGGCATTTTTCATATCTTCAATAGACATATAAGGTCTTTCCTCTGCTCGTTCTTCTTCAAATGTTTTACCACTATCTTGTGCAGGTTCAGAAAAACCAACAAAACGACAAGCCTTTAATACTTCATCATACACATAACCTTCAGGACAGTTAGGTATGCCTTCACTATCAGTTACAGGAGGTTTGTAACTATCTACAGGGTACATATCTGTATCATTAGCGTAGAAACCTTCAGGGGAATAAGGATTACGAAAAACATTGTTTGCGTTCATGTCAGCAGGTGACATAGGCGTAGTTGCAGTTACACCAGAGCCTAAAAAAGAATCTATAATTTTTTGTGCCTCTGTGCCTTGAAAGAAAGGTGTGTACGCCATCTATTGTATTCCTTGTTTTAAAATTTGTGATGCTAGTTTTTCTTTATCAAGTTGTTTACCTTGTTCTTTTTCAATAATGTCACTAGCTAATTTTTGTTGATCTAAATTCATTTTTTCTGTTTTATACACTTCATCTGATTGTTGTTTTCTTGCTTTAATTTGTAATTCAGCTTGATCTTTTTGTTGTCGCATTTGTAATTCTTGCTGTGCTAATTGAATAGCAGGATCAGGCTGACGAGGTTTAGGAGGTTGGGGTGGAGTATTAGCAGGGTTATTAAAAAATTGACTTGCGTCTTTGTAACCTGCGTTTTCCAAATACTTTTCTAATGTGTTGTATATTTTTTGTGGATCTACAATACCCATACCACCTGTACCAATAAGTTTTTCTTGCACACCTAATACTCTTGTTAGAACTTCTAATCGTTGATCTTGTGAACCACTACCAAGTCCTACTTGTACTGTTGCATTGTATCTATCAACCCATTCTCTAGGATTCATACTTACAAATTTACCTCTTAATTGAATTATGCGATTTTGGTCTTGATGTTTACATACTAAAGTTAGTAAACCTTGAAACATTCTTTTTACACCTTCAGAAAAATTCCTTGCAATTAATTCTATACGCTGTGTAGAAGCGTTCATCATCACATTTGTTGATGTTGCTGTTGTATGTGATTTATTTATTTGGTCTGCATCTAAACCCATTTGTACTTTTGTGACGCCAGATCGTTGCTCTTTAATAGAATCAATTTTATCTATCATCGCAAGACCTTCTTGCATAAAGTTTGGTGTAGCCATAGGAGTTACTGCTCCAGGAGATTTAACTCTCACTATTCCACCTGCTCTTGATGTTAATAGATCATCTATGTTTGCTTGACCATCTACAACAACTGTACGAGAATTATTTTGCATATAAGCGTTAGTTAATATTTGGCGAAGTAATGTTGTTTTTACTTCTTGAATATCACCAATTAAATCAAACATGGAAAGACCATAAAATTTATGTGGCATCGGAACTGGTGTTACCATAGCAAAAGGTATTTGCTCTATTTCTTCGTTTTCTAAAATATGATATGCGTTAGCACCACTACCACCCACCACTACATGACGAAGTTCTGCAATCCCATCATTATCGTAATCACATTTCATATAACAATCTACAACTTGCACTACTGTTAATGCAGGATCTATGTTTTGATATTCTTGTGACATTTCAGAATCATCATAGTTCTTTCTGGTTTCTGCCTCGTTATTGTAAATAAATTCATCAGCAGGAGGAAGTTCATTGATAATTTTTTTATCAAAACCCATGTTAATTAGTTCAGATCTTGTTTTAAAAACTCGTTGACCAATAAAATTGCAATCGTCTAAACTTGTTGCCGTAGAAGTTACTAAAATACTTTCTGGTGGTACATTTTCTATGACCACTCTGCCATAATCTTTAACTCTTTTAACTGTAACATTGTAAGTAGCTTCATCTACATCAATATTGTCTAAATCAATTTCTGTATCAGCTTCTTCTACCTGTACAATTTCTACTTCAGGATCAGCTATAAGTGATTGGTATTCTGGTTCCGTTAAATTTTCGTAAGATTCTTTTTTTTGCTCTTTAGATGTTTTCCAATAGTATTTAACAAAGCCATTTTTAGAAATAAGAGCATCTTTAAACAAAGTATGCAGTATAGAATACCCATTATTATCAACATTAAAAATATGATTAATATAATCACCAGATTGTTCAGCATATTCCACATCTTCAGGCCCATTAGGAGCAAAACGAACAATACTTTCTCCTTGCGTAAATATACGCATCATACTTGGTAGTATTGCTTCCACTACTTCCAACATATCTTGCGATCTCACTTGGCTTTGACCTTCTACTTCATTACCAAGAGGCTCTCCTAAATAATATTTTAGAGCATTTTTGCGTTGTTCGGTTAGACTACTCCCATAAAACCCTACTGAGTTTGTAATCTCCTGTGAGATTAAAGAGAGTAATCGTTGTTTTGTTAATTTCATCTATACTAATCCTAAATTTGGGTAATTAATTTCTGTATTCCAGTTTTTTGTTTCTTGTAAACCTGTGCAGAGATACCGAAAAGCATCTGCACTATGCGAAGTCCAGTTATGATCTGGTCTATTTTTCGTTACACCTCTATCATCTACTGCCCATCGGTACTGTCTAAGAGCATCTAGGCCCTCTTTTGTCTTTTCAAAGTCAAAATAACATCTACCAAGTGTCATACGAACAGCATTAATGCCATCTTCTACACTCATCTTGGGTACAATGCTTGTCACCAAGCCTAAACTTTGTGCTATTTCTACTCGTGATTTGCCTGTACCAATTTCTCGTACATTAGCATCATGAGGTAAGTAGTGTGTATTATAGACATAGCCTCTATCATCTAATATGTTGGCATAATATTCTAGTGACTCACCACTATCTTCAAAGTAATCTATTAAATGTATGGCTGTTCCTTTTTGTTGAACAAACCAAATAGCCGTTTTATCTTTCATACCTAAATCCCAAAAGGTATCAACTTTGATTGTAGGATCATAAGGTACTTTTGTTATTCTATCTTCATCATCAGCTTTATTTAAACCTAATGCGTAGATACTGCCGATAGCATTACTTTCAAATGAACATTCATACTCTGCCTCATATATTTCAGGAGGCATCATTTTTTTTGCTTCTGCTAATTCTTCTTCTTTTACGACTTTGGTTTCACTAGCTTTAAATAATCTCGTTAGCCACTTCTCATCGTGTGTACCATGTTGGTATAAATCAAAGAACGCATTGTGTCCTTGTGGAGTACCAATCGCTATCATAAAACCTTCTCTATCACTTAGAGCAGGTCTAATTACTTCAGTCCACATCTTCGGTGGCATTTGGGCCACCTCATCAAGCACAACTCCATCTATATACAA